TTGGCTAAGGAGTTAGAACAGGACGAGGTTGCCGAGGCCGTACGGAGCGTTTTATGGGCTCCCGAGAAGCGTTTTCAGCTGGACGTTGTCTGTGAAAGATTTATAATCAATGCCCAGACTGTCAGGAACTCCCAGGCCCCCTATTCATTAGAGGTTATAGGCATAGTTAAGCAGTGTTTGAAGGACAACGGGCGTCAAATGGATGACATCTTCTTCCAAGCCCCCGCCGATGCAATGACAATGTTTGACAACAAGAAGCTTAAGAAACTAGAATACTGGTATGTAGGAGGTGGCGGACACGCATTAGATGCAATCCGACACGCCCTACTGAGATTAGTAAAAATTGGCTGGAAACCAGTAAAATTGCTGGAATCTTAGTTATTATCAAAAATTTCCGACAAACGGAAAATTTTTGTGATAATATAAATAGACAGAATGACGAATGGAGTCCCGATTGGGCGTTTATGTAGAGCTTGAGGGCGATCACATAATTATTAATGCTGAGTGGCGGCTAAAAGAGGTCTGCAGAGCGCTACCTGGGTCTAAATGGGACTCCGATAAAAATGTGTGGCGAATTCCTGTTTCTTGGACTGGTTGCCTATCTCTCAGATCAACTTTTGGTCAACAGCTCGAGATTGGTCCCAAGCTGGCCGACTGGGCAAAAAACGAAAAGTCTGGACGAATAGACCCCTGCAATGTTCTCCGTGAAATAGAGGCAATGGAAGATGGTGACCAGGACTTATTCCCACATCAAAGAGCTGGTGTTGAGTGGATTGCAAATGCTAGGCGAGGACTTCTAGCTGACGAACCAGGACTAGGAAAAACTGCTCAGGCAATCAGAGGGCTTAAGAAATTACATGAGCGTGGAGAGAATGTTTTTCCGCTGTTAGTTGTATGCCCAAACACTTTAAAGACAAACTGGGAGCGTGAGTTTGACCGCTGGTGGCCTGGAATTGATGTCCAAATAATTAAGGGCTCTGCCACACAAAGAAGAAAAGCTTTTGACCATGAGGCTCAGGTCTACGTAATCAACTGGGAATCTTTGAGAACTCACTCGAGACTTGTGTCGTACGGCTCGATTGCCCTGGCACGCTGCACCGAGTGTGGCGGGCACGACTCCAAAATCACTCCAGCCCGCTGCGAAGTTCATCAAAGAGAACTGAACACCATTAATTTTAATTCTGTAATAGCAGACGAAATTCATCGATCTAAGGATCCTAAATCTAAGCAGACTCGTGCTCTTTGGGCTGCGACAGGCGAAGCAGAATTTAGATTTGCTCTCACGGGTACACCAATTGCAAATAACGTAGTAGACCTTTGGCCTATTTTGCACTGGCTGGACCCAAAGGAGTGGCCAAGCAAAACTAAGTGGATTGATCGCTATGTGAATACTTTTCCTAATGCGTTTGGTGCCTTAATGGTTTTAGGACTTAAGCCAGCCATGGAAACCGAATTTTTTGCTGGAATCAATCCTCGAATGCGCAGGATGCTTAAAGCTCGAGTTCTTCCTTGGCTTCCTGAGGTTATTACTGACCGCAGAGATGTCGAAATGGGCTCCAAGCAGGAAAAGGCTTATAGACAAATGCTAGATAACATGATGGCAATGCTTGAGTCTACATCTGCTAGTGACTTGGGCGATGGTTCCATGGAAGAGACCGAATATTCTGGTGACCTTATTGTAGCTACTAACCCCATGGTTCAAATGGGTAGATTAATTCAGTTTGCTAGTGCTTATGGTCAAATAGAGCTAACTGAAGCGGGCGAAAAAATGATTCTTTCCGACCCGTCCTGCAAGGTAGATGCCCTCATGGATGACATCTCGAATGGAGACTTTGGAGATGATTCGGTGGCGGTTTGTGCCGTCTCTAGACAGCTAATTGAACTTCTTAGTGCAAGAATGACTAAAGAGGGAATTAGGCATGGCCTAATTACTGGCTCTCAAAATGAATTTGAGCGGCAACAGGCTATTGATGATTTTCAGTCAGGACGAATTAAGTGGATTCTGTTCACTGCCCAGGCGGGTGGTGTAGGTGTCACCCTTACCGCGGCGCGGAGACTGGTGATGTTACAGCGTCCTTGGTCATTGGTAGATTACAAGCAGGCTTTAGACCGTGTGCACCGAATTGGCTCGGAAATTCACGACTCAATCGTCATTACCGACTATGTGACCGAGGGTACGGTCGAAGAAAAGGTAATTGACACTTTGGGGGCTAAAGACTACAATTTCCAGCAAATAGTAAAAGATAAAGAACAGCTATTGAAAATTCTTAAGGACGCCTAATGACAACCCCCAAACCAGTACGAATTTCAAACTCTGAGATTCAAACATTTAAAGACTGCCGTCGTCGGTGGTGGTTTACCTACTACCGAAGGCTTCGTCCTAAAGTTGAAGAATATACCGGAGCTCTAGCTTTAGGTTCTAGGATTCACGAGGCTTTAGACAGATACTATTCAACTGGTCAAGATCTTCTAGAGGCTCATGCTGACCTCGTCAGAGAAGATATGAAAAAGATGAATGATGCTTTTAGAGACACCTCTAATTTGGAGACAGAAGCAGAGCTGGGAAGAGTCATGCTTGAAGGCTACCTAGAATGGGTAGAGCTAAATGGTATCGACGCTGAACTAGAAAAGATTTCTACAGAAGAAATAATTGAGCGCCCAATGATGGACGGGCGAGTAATTCTTCAGGGCAAGATTGACATGCGAGTTCGTCGCAAGATTGACGGAGTCCGCATGTTCCGCGACTTCAAGACAGTTGGTGGTTCGTTTGCTGACTTTGGATCAATTGCCCACATGAATGAGCAGATTCTAACCTACATGATTCTGGAGGAAGCGCAGAACCAAGAAGGTGAGCGTTCAGAGGGTGGAATCTTTACTATGCTTCGAAAGGTTAAGCGTGGTGCTTATGCTAAGCCACCTTTTTACGATCAAATTGAAGTTAGACACAATAGATTTGCGCTTCGTTCTTTCTACGAGCGACTAGAGGGCACGCTAGATGACATTCTTCGCGTACGTGATTCTCTAGATGCTGGAGAAAGTCACTACAAGCACGCATATCCACGCCCGACTAGGGATTGCAAGTGGAAGTGCCAATTCTTCGCTATTTGCCCGTTGGTTGACGACGGAAGCGCCGCAGAGGCTGCAATTAGCGATGCGTTTGAGGTCGCCGACCCTTACGGATACTACGGAATAGAAAAAGAGAAGGGAAGTGAGTAAATGCCTAATGCAGTAGATCGCAGTTTAACAATTATGGTTTATGGCGAATCTAAGGTTGGTAAATCCAGCTTTGCAGTAACAGCACCATACCCACGCCTCATGCTCGATGTTGAGGGTGGGCATAGATTCCTACCAATCAACATTAAGTATTGGGACCCCCTAACTGAAGAGCCACCGCTTGCGGATGGGACCTGGGACACTGTTGTAGTCAAAGTTAATAGCTATGACATTGTTATCAAGGCATTCCAATGGCTTCAGTCAGGAAAACACCAGTTCAAGTCCTTGATTATTGACTCCATCTCGGAGCTTCAGGTCAAGTGCATGGAAAACATCGCAGGTACAGAGCAGATGAAGATGCAGCAGTGGGGAGAGCTACTTCGCCACATGGGTGCACTACTTCGTGACCTTCGCGACCTGACAATGCACCCAACTCAGCCTCTTGAGGCTGTAGTACTGACCGCTATGGCACGTAAGGGGCAGGATGGCGTCTACCGTCCTTACCTACAGGGCCAGCTAGCGATTCAGGCCCCATATTTCTATGACATTCTTGGTGCAATCACAGTGGAGACGGAACCGAATCCAGACCCACTTCAGCCACCATACAAGGTACGTCGCATGTATGTGGAACGTACCCCTGAGTATGAAGCTGGCGAGCGCGTCCAGGGACGTCTAGGAAAAGTAGTACAGCAGGGAGACCTCGGGGTCGAACGCATGCTGGACATGGTCTTCGGCGAAAAGAAGACAGAAACAACTAAGAAAACAAACTAGGAAAGGCAGTTATGACTACTGTTAATTTCGCAGCGCTCGTCCAGAAAGCTGGAGATGCTGCTGCAAAAACAAACTATGAGCCTCTACCAGACGGCGATTATGAGTTCAAAGTAATCGAGGCTCAAGCTACCGTTGCTTCAACTGGAAAGCTTATGTTTAAGCTAACCAATGAAGTTCAGGGTGGCCCTCACGACAAGCGTCGTGTCTGGGACCAGTGGGTTGTAAGCCCAGATAACGAAATTGCTATGAACATTTTCTTTGCGAAGGCTGCAGCAATTGGTCTTAGTAAGGAATATTGGCTAGCAAACCCATCGCCTGCTATGGTTGAGCAAGCTCTACTTGGAAGAACTTTCCGAGGAAAGGTTGCAATTCGTAGCTATGAGGGAAAGCCAAGTAATGAAATTAAAAATTACTATGCTTCTTCTTCGGCAAGTAGGCCAGCGGCAGCCCCTACGCAAGTAGCTGCGGCCGCTCCTGCTCCTGCTCCAGCTCCAGCGCCAGCGCCAGCCCCTGCTCCGGCTTCGCCTGTTGCTGAAACTGGAGATGCTCCTTTCTAGTAAAAATGGCGGGGTGCTTCTACAGGCACCCCGCCTAAACTAAATTTTGGACTTAAATGAAAATTTTATTTACAGGCATGGGATCCCATCATTGCAAAAAACCAACTAATACGAGTTTTTTTACTATTTTAGATACTGTTCTTTCCGAACATGCTGAAATTACCTGGGCATCCCCAGAGATGTCTTGGAAACTAGAAGATCTAGAAAAGTATGATCTAATTATTTTTGGTCTGCTTCCCCCGACTTCCTTGAGCGCAAACAAACTTTATGGAGCGCTAAACGTACTTGGACTAATGTTTGATTCCCCCAAGCTTAAGCTTGTCGTGGACAGCCCTCAGGTTTGGCAGTATAAAAACAGCATAGCTGCGTCTATTAAAAATCCTTCTATTCTTTTTGGCAATTTCTACGCTAAAAGAGAGGGTTATCAAAAAGCTTTAAAAAATCCTTCCGTTGTAGAAAAGGCAATTGCTCACATGATGGTTACTGAATGGCCAACCATTATTTACCCGAGTCTTCCTTGGAATACGGATGAGAAGGTAGCTTCTCTGCTTGGTTTCGGGGATGAGAAAAAAGTTTTAGGAGTGAACTTTGATTCTTTGTTCATAGATCCAGAGACTCCTAGAATTGGCAGAAAAGACTACTGGTCAGTAGAAAACATCAAAAATAGCTGGCTTGAGTATGTAAACAAGTCAACAGTTTTTCCCAAAGAACCAACTAAGCTTGGGAGGAAAACGGATGATGACTATGCTCTGGAAGTTATCAGGTCCGGTGTTGGCTTAATTATTCCGCCTCAGGAAAGAACTTTACTTACTTGGTGGAACTATAGAATAATTCAAGCCCTAAATACTTCTACCCCGCTGGTCACCTACTGGCCTGACACTCAGGGGTTTAGCCCGAGTTGGTCTATGTTGGCTTATCAGGTAGAAGATATGTCTCCGGCTCAGAGGCAGCAACTTGCCTCTACCCAGAGGGGCGTCTATTTGGAGGCGTTGCCATCTACAAGCGAACTTTCCGCTGAAGTAGAAAAAATTCTGATAGTATCTAACTTAGAGAGGACTAGATTTTAAATGCCAGAAATTGACAAAAATTGGGCAGCAGAACAGCTGCAGCTAGCAAAGGTTAAGGTTGGCTCCGGCAAGGCAATAATGAAATTGCTTGAAGCCTGGAGTGAAATCCCTGAACTTAATGAAAATATGAAAAATGAAGTTTTATCTGTTTTTCCAGTTATCGCTAGAGGACATGTTTTAGTACAAGAAGAAGACGAAAATGACTACATATGGACACCGCTCCAGCCAGGACAAATCTCAGTTGGAGACACAGTTAGAGTTAAAGCAGATGCTTACAGTGACAAGCTCGGAACCCTCCACAACGGCCGCCGCGGCACAGTGGTTGCGGTTCGTTATGGAGACGTCATCTTCAACGACACCGACGGGAAAAAGCCAGAACTTAGGGGCGTCCACTACTCGCCATATAAGCTCGAAAAACGAATAAGAAAGTCGTAATGAGAACAAGCTTTGAGTTAAAAATACTTGCCAATACTCTAGAAAAAGCTAAGAAAACTGCGATAGCAGAGGTTGGCAGGTTTTTAGGTATTTCAGCAGAAGATGTAGAAGAAAAAGTATCTTTAGAGCTAAAAATTTCTTATCCGGAGGCTGAGACCATACCCGAGATAGAAAGCGCCGTAGAAGCTGGAATATTTGTGGTTACAGTGTATG